GAACTGTTTGAATATGAAAATGAAGACATTGATACTGGAATAGATGATATTGATAGAACTGTAGAAGATGAGGGTTATATCACTACACTACAGTTAGAAAGTAGTGCGGTGCAAGCCACATCTACTGCAAGTCTAAATGGACAATCCATTAACGGTATGGTTGGACAAATTGTACTAACTGATGATGGAAAGGGATATACAGGTATTCCAACAGTAACGATTTCTGCCCCAACTATTGGTGGAGGATCTACTGCTACCGCAGTCGCTATTACCACCACCATTGGTGGAGTTAGTTCTATTGAGGCAGTTCATATTACAAATGCTGGTTCTGGATATACTGCGACTAATCCACCTACTGTTACATTTACCGGTGGTAATGGAGTTGGAGCTGCTGCAACAGTAATTGTTGTAGACGATGCCGTTCAGTTCCTTACTATTACTGAGGATGGTAATGGTTACTTTACAGTTCCAACGGTTACCATCACTGGACCTTCTGGTTTGGGTACTGCAACTGCAGTTGCTACCATTGAAAGAGTAAATGGAACTATAACCAGACTGGCAATGCCAAATGCTGGATTTGGTTATACAGAGGCGCCAACAGTTGCTATATCTACAGCAGGTACGACTGGTATCGGAACCTTTATATACAATGAAACTGTCACTGGTTCTATCAGTAGCACCACTGCACAGGTTAGAGGATTCAAGATTAGAGATGATATTAGTGTTTCAGATCCTCCATATGAACTTTATGTTGCAATCAACAGTGGAACGTTTACTCCAGGAGAATCCATTGTTGGTTCAGCATCTTCCGCTTCCTATATACTTAAATCGCATGACTTAAATAGTCATGAAGAATCTTATGACACAAATGAAGAGTTTGAATCGGAAGCAGACTCGTTATTAGATTTCACAGAGTCTAATCCGTTTGGAGAATATTAATGTTAGGAACTTATTTTTATCACGAAATTATACGCAAAACTATTATTAGTTTTGGTACGTTATTTAACAACATCTATATTAGACACCTCAATAAAGATGGTTCTGTTGCCGATGAAACTAAAGTAGGATTGTCATACGGTCCTACTCAAAAGTTTTTGGCAAAGATACAACAACAGGCAGATTTAAAGAAACCAATTGCCATTACTCTGCCAAGAATGTCATTTGAGATGACTGGCATACAATACGATCCGACTAGAAAAACTAGTGTCACTCAAACATTCAGAGCTGTTGATGAGAATGATGCGAACAAGGTAAAAAAAGTATTCATGCCTGTTCCATATAACATTAGTTTTGAATTAAGCATCTATGCAAAATTGAGTGATGATGCTTTGCAAATTGTTGAACAAATTATGCCATTCTTCCAACCATCTTTTAACTTAACTGTTGATTTGGTTGAATCTATTGGTGAAAAGAGAGATATTCCCATTATATTAGATAATATAGATTTTCAAGATGATTATGAAGGAGATTTTTCTACCAGAAGAGCACTAATTTATACATTAAGATTTACGGCAAAAACATATCTGTTCGGTCCTGTTGCAGAATCCACCGATGGACTCATCAAGAAGGTTCAAATTGATATGTATTCTAACATAGATACACAAACTGCTAAACGTGAAGTTAGATATACTGTCGAACCAGATCCAATTACTGCAGGACCTGAGGATGACTTTGGTTTCAGTGAGTCATGGGAGTATTTTTCAGACTCTAAGAACTATAGTCCTACACAACAGACTGATATTTAACCATGCCAGATAATTATGATTCCATAGACGAAGCTCTTAATATTGAGAGTGATATTGTTAAGGTGGATAAACCATCTCAACTAAAACCTCCTGAGAAGACAAAGGATGATGTTGAAAAAGATTATGAATATACTCGTGCCAATTTGTATTCTTTGATTGAAAAGGGACAGGAAGCAATTAACGGTATTATGGAAGTTGCTGAGGAAGGTAATAGTCCAAGAGCATATGAAGTTGCAGGACAATTAATTAAGAGTGTTGCTGATACAACCGATAAATTAATTGACTTGCAGAAAAAACTAAAAGATGTAAATGAAGATGCTCCAAAAACAAATAATGTTACCAATAATGCTCTTTTTGTAGGTTCCACTTCAGAACTGCAAAAACTTTTGAAACAAGGTTTTCTAAATAATAATACGGATACTAAGTAAGATGTCCAAGTGTAAACCAGGTTACTATTATTGTTTTACTGAAAAGAAGTGTAAAAAACTTCCAACAGGATATCATGTAGGGAGAGGAGGTTATCTTGAAAAAGATACTGAAGACACTGACAATAAGAAGAACGGAAATGGTAATGGCAATGGTAACGGTAATGGTAACGGTGGTAATGGTAATGGCGGAAACGGCAGCGGCAATGGGGGCGGCATGGGAGAGCAAGTAGTTCATGAAGGTGGTTCACTTCATGCATGGTTTGGTAAGTCCAAATCAAAAGATGGAAAACCTGGTTGGGTTCAATCAGATGGTTCTCCTTGTGCCAATGAGCCTGGAGAAACCAAAACTCCAAAGTGCTATTCTTCTAGAAGACTTGCTGGTTTAAAAAAAACCAAAGAGGGTAAGAAAAAGATTAGAAGTGCCGATGCTCGCAAGAGTAGACAAGATCCTGGACAACAACAAAAGAGTGGTGCTTCAAAACCCACAATGGTAAGAACTTTTAAAGACAAGAAAGATTATAAGAAGCACCCTTCGGGAGACACTAAAACACAGGAATCTATGGAATACACTACAGAGGCAACAAAAGATAAAAAAGGTTCAGGTAGCGGAACAAAAGATGCTTGTTACCATAAGGTTAAGTCTCGTTATTCTGTATGGCCTTCTGCATATGCCTCAGGTGCTCTGGTTAAGTGCCGCAAGGTTGGTGCTGCCAACTGGGGAAATAAATCAGAATCTGTAGAATTTTCTAATTGGAGAGATGATTTTAAAGCAACCGAATATGAATTTATTGATTTAATCAAACCAGAACCAATTAAAGGTGTTCAGATTGATGAAAAGAAAGAAGAAGCAAAGATAGGTGGTGGCAATTTAAAGAAACTTGCTGCTAAGGCAAATAAAAGAATTGATGCCGATGTTGATGGTGATGTAGACACTGACGATCCTAAGTCAAGTGAAATGGGTGAGTTTGTTCCTTCCGCTGATGGAAAGAAAAAAATTAAACCTATAGTCAAGAAAGAATCTTTCTCTGATTGGAGACAATCACTTGATGAGAAGTGCTGGAAAGGTTATGAGAAGAAAGGAATGAAGACAATGTTTGGTAAGAGATATCCAAACTGCGTCAAGAAAGAATCTTATGAGATTGACGCAAAAAAGCATAGAGCCGCCCAAAGGGATGCGAAGATTGGTAACTTAGCCAGAAATACTTCTAATCCTGGAGAAAAGGCGGCTGCTGAGAAGAAGTCAAAAGGACCAAAGATGTTTGGTGAAGACTGGCAGAAAGTCAACAAGTCTGATAAAACTGATGGTATGAGTCAGAAAGCAGTAAATGCTTATCGTCGTGAGAATCCAGGTTCTAAGTTGAAGACTGCCGTAACAGGTAATCCAAAGAAAGGAAGTAAGGACGCTAAGAGAAGATCAAGTTATTGTTCTCGCTCTGAGGGTCAGAAGAAAATGCATAATATTGATTGTACAAAAACACCAGATAAAGCAATTTGTAAAGCCCGTCGCCGTTGGAAATGCTAATGAAAAGTTTTAAGAAATTTTTATCAGAAAGTATCACTATTAATGGTGATTTTAATGGAACTCTCAATGTAGGGGGTTCTTCACAGGAAACACCTACCGAATCATACTTCGCAGATGTGGTTTGGGAAGGGAAAATATATAGAATGGAGATTGAAGGTTCTATGCCTTCGAAGAATGAGTTGGCAGAAAATCTTCAAGGTGAGTATCCTGGTGCTATTGTCCAGAATATCTATCCAGCACCTCAAAGTGCAGTAAATATTAAAAATACTCAAAGATATCGTCCAGAAAGATTGGGTTGGAGTGACTAATGGCTCAGTGGAATAAGAATACTCAAAGTTACTTAGATCAAACTAAGACAAACTTTGAAGTTTATATGTGTGCCGACAAGTATGGCAACATTGGTGCTTGTGGTGGTGATACTCAGTTTGACTTGAATGTCGCTGCAGGTATTACCACTCAGATTGCAAATGTCCATAAGTTTGGTGCAGTGGTAACTACATCAGCAGATTATGATACTGTTTGGACTGAAGGAGGAGCATATACATTCCCATCCACGGCAGGAATTGTTACAGTAACTTCTAGTTCTTCTCAAGATGATAGTGGAGGAACGGGAGCACTTACAGTCAGACTTCAAGGTCTTGATGCAAACTATAATGAAGTGGAAGAAGATTTTACTTTAAATGGTACTGGTGGTGTTGCTGGAACAGTAGAGTTTTTAAGAACTCATAGAGCATTTGTATTAACTGGCAATAATGATAATACTAATGTAGGAGATATTAATTTTACTCATAGTGTAGGAGTTACTTGTCAAATTGCAGCAGGAATGGGACAGTCTCAAGTTACTTTCTATACTGTTCCCGCAGGTAAGAGTGGTTATCTTAGAGCATTTGCTGCAACGATGAATAAAAACCAAGAAAACACTGTTAGATTATTTCAAAAACCTTTTGGTGGTGTGTTTAGAGTTGCTAGCGAATTGAATCTATATAATAGTAATATGCATACTACTTTTAGTATTCCACTTTACTTCACCGAAAAAACAGACCTTGAAGTAAGGACATATACGGGTAATAATGCAACAGTTTCATCAATGTTTGATTTATTGATTGTAGATAATTAATTTTTATGAGTGAAGTTTATCTTGGTAATCCTAATCTAAAAAAAGCGAATACACAGATTGAATTTACAGAGGAGCAA